CTATTGTGTTAAAGTTATTGTTCTTGATGATAATACTACATCCTGTTCTCCGATACGATATGCATATAGGTGAACCGTTACAGTTGCACTTGTCGGTGCCGCAGTTGGTATGAACAAGAAAAAGTCTTTCTGTGACTCAGCAGTAACAACTATTTCTGTCTTTACTGTTCCCTTGCCCGTGATAGCCATAGAGCCGTCAAACTTGATCGTATCAGCAGGTACATCAACTTTGTTGTTGACGAATCCAAACTCACAAGTATAGTAGGCCTTGAGATTGACAGACGTTCTGTTCCAGGTGCTTGGCGTAATAAGTTTCGCGCTGATGTCGCCCAATTTGTATTTACGCCATGTACCACCGATAGAACCCGTGCCCTGCACCGTTTCGACGTATGTAAGAGCAACTGACGTCACGCTTCCATTTAGTCCCTGTATAGAATCCACATAGGTCATGCGCTTCTTGACGATACTACTACCGTTCTCGAACTCCAAGGAACGACTGTCATACTGTGACAGATTGGTGCGCTGAAAGCCGCTTTCAAGCCTTGACAGACAGGCGACGAAGTATAATTCCTTACTGCGGAAATCAACTGTCTGCAAGAGGTCAACAAGTTCTTGACTGAACTGAAGAACACAGATACCCTGATGCTTTTCTATGACACTCTTGATGTTCATTCCAGATGATACCAATACTGCCGTAACACCATTGGAAATTAAGACTGACGGGTATCTGTTAGTTGCGTAATACGAACCGATACAGTCTTGCAGAGTGACACATGTTTCAGGATTGTATCCCGTTTGTCCGGATGAATTGAAATACCAAAAGCAGTATGAATCAACAGTGTTATTGAAAGTAGGAACGTCAAACTGTATCGGGGACACTGCATTTTTGTCATATCCCCATGTTCCGTCAGACTTCAATACATCTTCTCTGCGATAGTATTCATTGTACTCTTTACCGCGCGGTCTCTGATACTCCCACACATGATGCTCCGTGGCTGTTGTCTCATCTACATAAGGAATCTCCGCGAAGCCGTAGTTAAGAGCTGCCCTTTGGTCATCAGTGATTCTAACACCTTTGACCCTTATCGGTTTATACTTCGCGGCTTTTGCTATGATGCCTTTCTCGTATATCTGACCAATGTCCGAATATGAACACTTGAAGTCAGACCGCAACTTGCTGATAAAGGCAGCATAGGTTTCCTGCTTGTAGTTAGCCATTGATATGCGTCTTTATTTCGGTCATCCAACCAGCAACTGCGCTGCTTGCCGCCTCTATGTCCTCTATCTTGAAACCATACAACTGTACGTTCCCGTCAGAATCTATGGAAGCACTTCCACAACTGCCACCTGCATAGATAGAAGATAGGTTTGCAGAACGCAGTCCAGCAGCACTGTATTCGATAACTCCGTTCATGGTAACATCACCTTCCGAGACTGCTACAGTCTCCTTGAAAGTCTTGTTTGTAAATTTAATCATAACTACTACAAATTTAATGATTTATGTTTATTAATGTTAAGTTTTACTTTAGAAAATTACACTGAACTTACTATGGTAACAACATAATTTGATAAACCTGTTCCATTGATGTACTGTGACTCCCCTTGCCGTCTAAATTTCACCGTTGCAGAACTGATTGTTATCTTAGTGCCCACTTTTGGAGAACCGAAATATCCCAATGACCTCCAAGTAACTCGTGGAGTCAATTTTAGAACACCTTCCTCGTGCACATAATCCACTGATGATGGAACGCCATTCATATTAGCCGTAAACACCATCTCTACAGATGTGCCAGGCTCATTATCAAATGTGAAATTAAATGCCAAATAGGTAGGACTACCAGAAAGAGAGTTAATAGTACAACCAAGGTCATTATAATACTGTTCAACTGTCTTGTTGATGCAAAGCAAGTTTGGTGTAGGAAATACCGGGTCCGAATAAATCCCGGATGCATCAAACCAATTACCACTTATATCTATACCAGAAGCGCTTCCGTCTGCAGTGTGAGCCACAAGCCCTACCGTCATACGAACAGCGGTTCCCTTATGGTATGATTCAAGAACGGTCTGGACATCTGCTTCAAAGGATATTTGCCAGGCGTTGTTATAGTATATTGGTGTAACCTTATGCTCAGACGTATTCCGCATTGCACAAGCCTTGCCATCCAGAACAAGAACAGGATAGATGTTCTTGAATGCCACTGAATCCTCTGCACCAGACATTGCAAGAGCATCTTTCAAAGCATTTTTCACGCTTACACCAGTAGTGTTATTATTATCAATGTAGATATTAACACGATACTGATAACCGGGAAGGTCTTTGTATATCTTCTCTGACAATTCCAGTCCGCTTACATCAGCGGTGGCGTTTTTGTCATAGCCGATAAAGTCCATGAGCCGGAAATATGTTGTAGGCTTGTCGTAATCAAATGTGAAGTCGTGGATGGTATTCAATCTGGCATTTCCTCGTATCTTAACACCCCACACATATCCTGATGCGTACTTCTGTCCCTCTTTTCTCTGTTGTGGAGTTAAGAGTTTATAAGTATTGTACTCTATCGGTTTATTCCTGCTCCACTTATTGATTGAAGGCAAAGTACACAGCGTTTTAACATCACCGGATGTGCTGCCGAGATAAGTCTGCAATGCTCCCGTTCCGTCAGCCTTGACTTCTATGTCGTCTCTTGTCAGTGTTGCCATTTCCTTTTAAGATTAGATAATTCCTTTTCAAGTTCTGCGACACGTTTCTTGAGTTTCTCTACCTTGCTATCTTCTTCCTGTATTGCAGCTCCAAGAAGTGCCGTAGAAGCAGCATAATCGTATGTAAGATGTCCTATCTTTTCATTGTTCTGTACAAGGAATCCGTATTCCCTATTCTGTTCTTCCTGTGCAATGATACCAATGGATTCTTTGTTATCATCTTTCCAACGGAATCGTGTGTAATGAGTCTTTAGGACATACTTGAGAGCATTGTCTATCTTGCAGAAATCTTTCTTGAGTCTCCTATCGGACGATGCAGATGCCTGCTTAGCAGATATATAACCATCAGTGTAGAGACCGGTTGTTGCATATATCGTGGTAGTAGCAGTTATCGCTCCTAAGACAGTTAATGTACCCATTGTATGAGTTGCATAAGTTGTTGAAGAGCCTGCATTCCAAACATAATGGGCTACTGTGGTCGTTTTATTAGCAGAAGGTCTATAGTTAAAATAGAGTGTGTCAGTTTGACTTCCCCAAATAAATTCATTACCTCTCACTATATCAATTTCTCCAAACTGAGAATGATGAGTATAATATACCCCAGATTCTTCAATGAAAAACCCATTGGTTGCTTTACACCATCCGGAAGTTTTAATATCCCCTGCTGCAACTAAGGACTTACAAGTCCAGTCCGTTGACCTGTTATTGGCGTTGCCTGCATGATATATAGCATCATCCCCCCAAGTGAGAGATGTGTCTGAAATGCGTAAGTTCAAACCGCCATACTCTGCAAATCCGAGACTTACATATTGTATTTTGTTATCTGTAGCGCCCGGAGTATAGTGTCCAAAAGGCGCTATGCGGAAGGCGTTTTTATCATCCACACGACACTCAAGAGCACTCCGTGCCCAACCTCCGTCGGGGGCGTTACTAAAGTTATAGATTAAAAAAGGCGTTATGTTGGGACCATCCTTCCTAATGCTTCCTGTGATAGCTCCTCCTGTAAGTTTCAGATATTTGGCAGCAACATCATTATCAGTAACATACGGACGCCCTGAACGTGTATAACAAGGAGCGTAGAGAGGAGTATCAGATGCGGTTTTAACATGGGTGATTTGGCTTTCATCCTGTAAAACAGCACAACTCCAGTCGTCATCTTTGTAGGCATAAGGACTCTCGCTAAAAGAACCATAGACTTTATCGACACATATTCTTGGATAATTCCATCCTGTATTAGTTTCTCCTATTAGAATGCAGCATTTATTATTATAGTAACCAAGTCTAACTCTAACATTCTTATTTCCGATGCGAAACACATACGGATTTATCCAGTTCCCGTTGTTTCCATTATAATTATATCCATTTATAAAAAATTTTGTTGCTCCTTGACTTCCGTCTGTGGAAGAATAATCATACACGGTCAATTCAATGCATTGCATCATTGAATTAAACCCGTAAGGAAGTGACAAAACAAGAGTCCCAGTAACAGGAGATTGGTGTTTCTCCCATGTATAAGGACAAATCAGGTTATATGGAGTAGCTAACCTTTTTGCACTCCAAACGGTGGAGGTGTTGTTGGAATTACCTGAATGATACACTGTATAGGTTTTTGTCATATCATTATATAACAACTCCCTTGTATCCTTGACTAAAACTCTACCGTATGTAGTTCCATTAATTTGAAAGTTTATGCCTGCCGCTTTACTATTTTCCAATATGCTATTGACAGTAAGACCGTAGTTAGCATTGGCAGCAATTGTTAATAGGCCGTATAGAGTCCCTCCTGTAAGCGAAAGAGCGTATTTAGAGTAATTTTCGGATGTTAATAAGTGACGATACGCAGCGTAGGTTGACAACGCGGATATAGCAGTGAAGGTTACAGATGACGGACTTTCGACCGTAACCATATCTGGCGTAGTTCTGTTAGAGAAAATCTCAACGGAACAAGCATCCTCTTCAGACACACACCAAGTATATAGAGCATTAGTACTTGGTACAACTTCTGTGAAATTATTCCGGACAAAACCACCTTTGCCATAACCGGTACCGATAAGCACAAGCTGTGCGCCTTGATTTGCACCACTCACAGTTATTTTGACAGGCTCTCCGGAGGTAAATGTTATCCGAACACCCTTATTACCGCTTGCCGGTATCGTATATCTGAAAAAACGGCTCGCATCTGTTATACCATATCCCGAAAGTGTCGTCGGTTTTAAGGTGAGAGAAGCAAAAGTATGTGTATGGCTCGTGATATTCCCAGTCAGCACACTCTCTACCATAGCCTTCGTGATGCCTGTGATATACCCTGCCTTTGAGTGGTCTCCCCAGCCGTAGGCAGTAGCAGCATTGGAGCGTATAGTAGCGAGGTCAGAGATTGCCGCCTGTTTGTTATTCCAAGCAGTCCTTTCAGCAGATGTGATATGTACGGTAGTATTGCCAATATGGTTTGCTATATCAGTCGTTACTGCCGTATATTTATTTTCCAACGAGATTACTTTTTTAGTTACCGCATCAAGAGTGATTTTATCTGCCTTTGTAGATACTATGGTATTAAGTTCTGAATAGGATTCCTTAACGGCATAAGCAGACGCCAATGAACCGGAAACACTCTCAGTCATCGTCTGTATGTCCGCCCATTCTACTTGCGAATAACCGTCCCCTCCTCCAATACCAGGTGTTCCAGAAGCAAGAATGCCATTAACAACAAGATTATCAGCAAGACTGTAATACTTGTCCGTCTTATTGTATGTAAGAGCGCCGGAAGCACCAGAGAAAAGAAGTGATGTAAGTCCCTCGATAGCAGTCTTTGCATCTCCAAGATTGAACTTTGTCGTTCCTATGGTGATACTTGAATTAGCCAAATAAGCATTTGCTATCTTAGTGCCTTGCCAAGTACCAGTGGTGATTACACCAAGAGTGGTGATATTGGTAGAACCTTTCCAAGTGGAGAGGGCTACATTCTCTACACTTCCAAGGCCCACTTGTGCTTTCGTCACACCGTGGGGATTGCTCTTATTAAAGATATGGGTGTCATAGCTGCTGACCTTGTCGGTAGTAATGCCAGAAGTGATTGCCGCCCACTGTTTGGAAGTGAAAGAGGAGTTGTTCAAAGTGTACTCAAATGCCCACGCTTCTCCGTTGTACTTATATCTCTGGTATTCAGGATTGCCGTTGCTCACCGCAATGACAAAGGCATAATCGTTCTTCTTGACATTGCTTGTCGGAAGGTCATTGATTGTCTCGAATGTACCCCGGAAAGTGGCGGTGCTGTTCGCTATCGATGAGTTAACGAACTCCTTGTCGGCAAGCTGATTCGTGGTGCTGGCAACTGAAGGGATGAGAGAGTTGACGTTGTCAATACCTGTCTGGAGATTGGAATCGGCAGTCTTCCTCGCAGAAGTCTCTGCAAGGATTTTATTAGTCAGTGAGTTGAAATTGTTTCGGCAATCTCTGTTTAATATAGCGATCAAGTCATATAGATTCTTGCCCGCTCCAGCACTCAGGGCATACTTTGATACGGCTTCGCTGTAGTTATCCCAGGGGCCGCACCAGAGCTGCAAGGCTTCTACACTGATATTCTCCAGCAGCCAGTCCTTGAGAGATTTGAGCGAGGCCGAATTCCAACTATATGAGGACTTGGACTGAACCAGGAACAGAAAGTCATCACCAAGTTCAACGAGGGGAAACTCATCAAGCCTGGTTTTCAAAAAAAAAAGATCTTCAGACGGAGGCGTGGCAACTTCCGGTCCGGCAACTGAAAGAGCCCCAAACTTCTCCAGTGGGTCATAATTCCCAAGAGACTCGCTATCTTCGAACCAGCGTCCTCTATCGGTTTTGCTCAGATGATATTTGAAAGAAACGTTGCCGAGTTCTCCTTCCGTGATGTCTGTATCCCACTCTTCGACGATGATTTCAGTCACTTTACCTCCAGAAGTCATGTATCGTCCACTCGCCTTAAGAAAATCGGACCATAATGCTGCCCCGCGCGCTGATGAAATATTTCCCGATCGCACCTGGAAGGACTCAATACCCGAGTTATCAAGCTCGTGGCTGGTACCGTCAGATGTAAACACCCGGCTCTCACCTTTAACGCTGCGCGCATTGATACCGAAAGAGATAACGCGGTCTTCGACTCCGAGAGAGTTACAGAAGATAAACTCCTTCAACCGGGAGTCGTTGGCCCCGGAAATTATGAGCCGAAGAGGATAGGATGCAAGATGCGCATTAGTTCCTCCGCTGTCTTTACCGTCAAGGACGAAATAACAGTCAATGGCCATAAGCCTGGTGATGTCCACGCCTGCTGACTCGCAAAGCTTGGCAGAGGAGTAGTCAAGTTTGAAATACTTGCAGTCGTCTTCCAACGTGCCCTCTGCTATGGTAGTTTCTACGGGGTCCGAACCGTGGACAAAGAGTTTGGCTTTTGCAGAATATGTACCGCTGCTCCAGCCGAGGAGTTTTAGTCCGGAGGCGAATGTCAGAAACTCGCGAGCGTCACGCATAGTAACGGAGATCTGCTCTCGCCAACTGAGCCAATGGCGCTTCAGTTCGGATGGAATCTTCCCGTCCGCGTTGCCGTAGAATGCCTGGAATTCCATTAAAATCGCGGGCTCTGTGCCATTGTCAGCATTAATGCTGATTTTCGGGGCTACGGAAGAAGCCTCACCCAAAAAATCCGGTTTTCCGGCAACGGAACCGAGGACATCTTTCAGTTTAATCACCGCCTTGAATGAATCTTCCTGAACGGAAGGGCAGAGGTCCATATCCCAAGAAGAACCGTCGACGGTAATGACAACATGTATAGTATCGCTATTGGCCGAGCTGATGACCACATCCGGGGCATCAGATATGAAGATAGGGCCTGATATGTTTTGCTCGAAATACATATAACAAAATTAACATATCGAGGCCCGTTGGAAAGGACACTAAATGCGTATGAGATTGCAATTGATTTCTGATGCTTCTCCGCGTTCTACGGACATCCTTACGGATATCTTCGAGATTATGTACTTCCGGCCAGCAAGCCTAACCACGCGCCATAGAGGCAGGGCGTACAACTCATATATGGACATATTTACGCTTACGCTCAGCTCGCAGCGATCCTCGGAAATCCACTCCGCGAAAGACTTGTGGTATCGCTCGAAAAGGGACTTAGGCTCAAGGGACAAACCGACGTTCAGATCCGCCGGCGTTACGTTCGGATTTATGATGAAGCCGTTGTCTGTCCCTTGAAGGGAGGAGACCAGAGTCACACAGGCTTTGGACGGCCTGTCACTCCCGACTCCTGGGATGGAGATAACGGGAGCCATACGCCTTATCAAAGTCTTATCGTAAATGTATTGAACCGGAGCACTGGCGGCCGGTTCCAAGCCTATGGACACGTTGTGAACATTCTCATCCGATTCGGCGGAGACCTTCGTAAAGCTGCTGAGCTTGTCGATGAGCACCTCTTCGGAACCCTCTTCGGCGGAATGCTTGCAGGAGTAGATGTTTGCTGAAGGTTTGTGTATAAGTGTGCGGTACTCCGAAGATGCTGCGTCGAGAATGCCGCGTAGCGATGACTGCTCCTCCATTTCCGGATTCTCGGAGACATCGCTGGCATCAGAACTCCCGGAGTAGCCAAGAGCATAGCTCTCCTTCTCTATCTTTGATATGGAGAAGATGTCGGACACCTTCCCATCCCAGTCTTCCGTATCTTCCGCGGAAACGACATCGTTAAAGTTCTTGATGTAAATCTTCCCTTGATGGATGAACACTGAAGAACAGGTCATAGTGCAGAAATCCTTAATAAGGTCAACCAGACGAACATCCGGCATGCTGTCGAGCACATTCAGCGTATAGAAGGTTTTCGTCGCCGGTTTCCACGTCGTCCACCAGGTACCAAGCACCGACAGGATACGTGCAATGAGCACTAGAGAGTTGGAGATAATGATGTCAAGACCTGTATCCTGAAGGAACTTCATCACTGATACCGCCGGGATGTAGCCTTCGTTCGGCTCCCTGATATCAGGAGTATTCCTGTATTTCTTGTTGATATTCTTCTCGCTGGCGCTAAAGCCCTTGGCGGCCGCCAGGGCCTTGTTTACGATGAGAGGAGCAGAAACCCCGTCAATCACGCCCGCGATTGTATTATGCATATAATATATACCGTCCTCGGAACCTAATTTGGGAAGTGCCCATAACTTCGTAGCCCAGAGAGACTCAAGGTCCCGCCCACTGAAAGTATAGATGAGATTTCCGTCTTCGTCTATGCCGTCATAGATGAGGGTGCCGTTCATGAAATGAATGCCCTGCACCATAAGGGTGGCTGCAAGTTCCTTAACCTTTGGCTCTGCCAACATAGCCCCAAGGTAGCCGAAAGCCATCTTGTTCGTACGCGTCGGAGGGAAGTTAATATCTGTTGTCCACGGTGTCGGAATCCTGTCATCATCAAGAATCGGATTCTCGTATGTCAGCTCAAATTCGGCATCAGGGCTGACGTCCAGGAATGTGCCATTTGCTATGAACTCTATCATAATGTTCCCCTTGATTTCATTCGGTTATATTTCTTTGTGCTCTCCGCAATTCCGTTAGGCCCGAGCATGGAAACCTTAGCTTCGATTGGACTAGACAGGCGTTCAATTAGTCTGGCCAGCAGTTCATCGCTGAACCTGTCGTTGGTTGTAGCGGTACTGGCTGATGCTTTGGATGCCGCGTATGTATAGCCGCCGTTTACAAAGCCTATTGCCCGCTCCGGGCTTACGGCTTCAAGCTTCAGGTTCTTCAGGCGGCCTGCAACCCTGGCGGATTCGATGGCACCGATGAAGGACCTGATTGAAGGATTGGCCAGACCCTCAGACGGAATGACGTATTCCCCTCCATTCTCTCCGACTAGAACCGTCGGGCTGCCTATGAACCCGCGCGCATCCGGAGAGAGCCTGGCTCGGAAGCGCTTTCCGTCCTGCGAGCGTTTGACATTGACCATACCGCCCTTCTCGCGGCCGCTTACAGGAGTTGCGGCCATCAGCGCCACCTGCGCTGCACCCATTGCGGCCATAATTCTTGCAGGTACGAGTCCGGCAGGAACGCCCCATTCAGCGAGAGTTTTGGTGACACCGAGGGCCGTATTGATGATAGCCTGAACAATGCTGAAGCGCTTCTGACGCTCGGCCTGCTTGAGGCTAAGTTCCTCAGATGCTGCGTCCTGCTCCTCCTGAAGCCGGGCGATTTCGGCATCGTACTGGCTCTGCGTCATAAGCCCAGCATCGAGCCTTTTCTGAAGGTCATCCTGCTTCTTTTCGTTGTTCTTCTTGCTTGTCTCAAGCGCATCATTCTCGCGGGCCTCTATCATTGCTATTGCCTGGTCTGCCAGACCGAAGGCCTCCTGAGATGCTCCCCCGGCGGCGCGTATGGCAGCTTCAAGGTCTTCGGCTCCGAACTTGCCTTTCTTGAGATTCTCGAAAAAGGAATCCCACTCGGCTTGACTAACGCCCATAAAGCTCCCGTTGCTTGTACCGTCCTTCCAACTCGGGTCGAAGAGACTGCCCTGTATCTGCGCAATCTTCTTGATGATTTCATTCAGTTGGGAACGGAAGGAGGCGAGCTCCTCGTCAGAGAGTTCCATACCGTTGATAGCCGCATCGTTGACAATCTTCTCAAGCAGAGTCTTGGACTCCTGAAGGTTCTCGAGGTCGACAGAGAGTAGTTCCGCGCTCATCTGCTTCCTTAGAGCAGACTCTTCCGCGGAGCCTTTCCTGACGGCAGCAAGCCTTTCGATGTATGTCAGCTCAATTCTCTGCTTCTCAAGAGATGCGGTCTTCTCCATCTTGTCGAGAAGCCCGGATTCGTTGTCGATGTAGATTTTTAGAAGGTTCTTGCGATGAACAGCTTCGGCCGCCTCAAGAGCGGCGTTGTTGCCGGCGAGGGTTTTCTTCTCCTGTTCGTAGCGCTGATTCTCAAGCGCCAGCTGCTTGTCCACGCCTTCGGCCATTGCCTGGATTCGGAGGCTTTCTGACTTCTCCTGATTGCTGCGCTGCTTGTCGGCAAGCTGCTTGCGTTTCTCAAGAATCTGGACTTCAATGTCTGACGACTCTTTGGCATTGCCCTTTACGGCGGCCAGTCTCTTTTCCAGAGCCTGAATCTCCAGTTGTGAAAGTTGGCTCTCGTATTCGGCCTGGCTTGCGATAATGCCGTTATTGTAGTCCTCAAGCAATTTTTTCTTCTGAGCAAGGAACTTCTCGTCTTTTTCGAGGGACCATTTGTCGTCGAGGTCGAAATTATTGTTTGTGGGGCTGCCGTCAATGGTTATCTGAGTCTCAATTTTGTCATTCTCTATAAGAGTCTTTACCTTTTCCGCTGCTTTGTTCAAGGCTTCAAGTTGCTCCTTAGCCTTCGATAAAGCTCGTTGATCGGGTACGACAGACTCGTCACCAGCTGCGATTTCAGCTATAGCCTTCTGTATGTTTTCTTTAGCAATTCTGACTTCTTCCTCTGCTTTGGCAATACGTTCTTGAATGTACTTGTCAAGCTCCTCTTCGTTGTTCCCGTTATCCTTGTAGTAGTTCTGAAACTCAGTTACCATCTCATCGCTGGCAGCGTTGACCCTGGCCCCGCGAAACAATAACAGAGTTAGTTTATTGACAGCCTTCGTGGTAAGGTCTATAATACCCTTGATTAGGCCCTTGCTGCCAGACATGGAAAGCATAAAGCCCTCCCAGGCTGACTGGAGAGTTTTGATTGAGCCGGAGACAGTATTCAACCGTTCATCTGAAATTCTTTGCAGTTCTCCATTAGTTTCATTCAGCGCATCCCTGAGCTCCATCGCGCTGTCAGCTCCAGAGAGCAAAGTGTTGAATGCTGCCACGGAGCGCTTGTCTGTCATCTGGAGAGTGGAGTTCAGGTCAACTCCCTTCGCCTTGAGTTTTGCGAGAGCGTCAATGAGTTCCGGAAAGGTCTTGACTGGGCCATCGAGAGCTTTCGCAAGCTTGCCGTTTGCGTCAGCCAGGTTGAGAAGTATATTTCTTGTGGCAGTCGCAGCGGAAGATGCATCGAATCCTGAATTTGCAAGAACTCCGAGCAGAGCGGTAGTATCTTTCACGCCAAATCCGAAGGTCTGAGCGACAGGTCCTACCGTTGACATCGCTTCCTGAAGATAAGAGAAGCTGAGCGCGCTCTTGTTGGTCGCTATGGCAAAAGAGGCGAGAGTATCCTCGGCATCACTGGCCTTAAGATTGAAGATTCGAAGAGCAGCTCCTGCGAAAGATGCCGCCTCGGGAAGATCGGCACCGACAGCAGTGGCGAATTGCAACACCGGCTTTTCCATGGCGAGAATCTGCCCCTCATTGAATCCGAGTTTTGCAAGTTCGGTCTGAAGCAGTGTAACCTGAGAGGCGGTATATTCCGTAGTACGACCAAGCGTCTGTGCCGCATCTGTCAGCATCCCGATTTCATTGATACCCTTTCCGAGGATAGTGGCCAGGTTCGCATTCGCCTGTTCGAAGTCTGCAATTTTTGACACAACGGCAGAAACGGCATTTGCAATGGTTCGGATGGCTTTTGACGCAATCTGGAACATAGCTACTACACCCATTGCGGCCTTGCCGAGTTTGCTAAATATTCCGCTGGTTTTAGCTGATCCGCTCCTTAACTCCTTTAGTCGAGTGTTAACGCTCCTGAGAGCTTTATTATACTCTTTGAATTCTTTTGTATTTGGATCAAGCCCAGCAAGAGATAAACGCAACCTTTTTGCCGTCTTGTTGAGATCGGCAATAGTCATTGTATTTAATTTTGATGATTTCCGCAGTTCGTCGAGTTCTTTTGTTCCCGATGAAGCGTCGATAGAAACCTTTAATCTTATTTCTTCATCTTTAATTCTCTGGGCCATAATCTTTGATTTTCAACAAAAATACCCAAAGAAATAGATGTGAAAAGGACACTATTTCGGATAATTATATTCCCTATCTATCCTATCGAGCTCTTTCTCGAACTCTTTATCAGAAATTTTGTTTGACAAAACCAAATTAGTCACGCGGCATATCTCTTTGTCACGCGCTTTTATGCGCAATGCCTCCGGGCTGTCATCAAATTCCCATTTTAGGCGCTCAATGCTGTTTTTGATTTTCCTGACAATGCGATAGATGATGTACCCTAAGACAAAGAGCACAAGAACTGCGAAAGGTATGTCAGGCATTACGAACATAATCAATCACTTTTCACAAATATAGTTATTTATTTGATTGATTATACATTCATTTATTAATTGTTTGATACATTTTCGCGAAGTTCGTTCACAATGTCAGTTACCTCCTCCCTGTAGCCGGCAGAAAGGCTGCCGAGGATTGAGTAAACAAGTCCATAACTGAAGCGGTTGTGAATGCGCTTTGACTTGCGGCGGCGGTTCTTGATATCCAAGAACCTTTCATATATAGGATGCAGCAGAGTCAGGGAGTCCTCGGTCGTATATATGGTACGCCCGGAGAGCAGCTTACCGGTGCGCTGCCTGTATCCAGAGCGAATAGCCTTAGTCTGAAGGTCATACATCTTCTGGCCCTGACGACGCAAGGTGTCCTCTATGAACCGTTCCTTTGCTCCCATCATTCAAAAGTCAATTCTATACTGTATCCGCTCCAGCCACCGAATATCGAATATTCCGGAACTATATTCACGCTTGAAAGATCCATTCCTGAAAGGAGATTGCAGTGGGAAGAACTGAGGTCGTCAGCCAGAGCGTCAAGAATCTTCTGCGATATCTCCAGCATCCTGTCAAAGCTTTCCTCTGTGAGCTTCTGGGTCCTTGCTGCGGAATTAATCTTCGTGATGACGAAGATGGCCACGGAAATCCGGGACGAGAAGCTGTCGCTATTTCGCCCCTGCTCATATTCCTCCGGAAAGCTGATGAGCACCTGGTCGCCTGAAGCCCTTGACAGGACGCTCACTGCGTTGTCCTGGTCAACGACAAGCGAGAAGTCAACATCCTCAAGGCCGGCGGGCCTGAAGCTGCGGAAGTATTTATTTGCGTTGATTAGCCTTTGAAGTCGCCTCATATCGTTTATATTCCTTATAGTTTGACCATAAAATCTGAAATATGGAGAACAGCGGATCGTCGTCCACGTCAGAAATAGAGCCGATTGCCCCATCCTTGGCCAGCTGTATGAGCAGATCGTTCCAGGTGCAGCCCGGGCCCCTCGATGTTCCGCCGTCGAAGAGGAGCGACATCTTGATTTCCTCCCCGTCGATAATGATAGTGCCGCGCTGGAGATAGTCAAGGGTGTAGCAGAACCAGGCGAGCGCGAGCTGCTTCCTCCATCCGGCGGTGCGGCGCGCGAGAAAGCGATCTATCCGGAACATAGAGCCTCCGAGGGATGCCGCATGCCTGCCAGCCTTGTTCTCCCTGAGCACCGGAAGTCTGTACAGTATGGCTACGCATTCGTCCAGACAATCCTCGCTTCCAGTCTCCGAGAACATCTTCACGGCCATTGCCGCGTGACGGAATTCCCCGAAAGTCAGATTGCGGCACAGAATGTCGGGACCGCGGCGAATGCCTATGCCCGGCATAGGGTTTGAGAGACTCTTGAAAGACAGACGTGCGATATCGCTTGACTCATCAAAGAGGAAGCCCAGGCGGTTCTCTATCATAAGGTATGCCTTCTCTCCATAGGCGTCGTACTTGTCTCTCGGAATCTTCCGGGCCTTGATGCCCAAAATTTTGAGCAAGACCCTGACGCTGAACTCAAGCGGAGACCCGCCATCCTTCAGGCATCGCTCGAAAGTCCTGAAGACAAAGCGTGACTGGCTCGCCGACAAGTCGTCCCAAGATTCCGGGAAGTTTACGTATTTCCCGTCTATTGACTCAAGCCTGACCATCACACAGTGAAATATTTCTTGCCCGGATCTCCATCCGGCACCGGATTCATTCCAGCCCAAGGATTCTCGCCACCGGAAAGCAGTTCAGCAATTTCGTTTTCAGCCGCAGTAATCTGGGTGTTCAGTTTCTTAACATAGCTGAGCATCTCTGACTCGGCAGCGCTGTTGCTGGACCTGTTGCCCTGGTAACTTGGCGCAAATCGCCTTGCAATGCTGAGCGGGAATACTTCGAGAGACCAGCGCTCAACGGCAGTCACTATGGCCGCGAGAATGGCGTGGCGCTGACACACGCGCATCAGTTCCGCGTTCTCTGCGTCAAAGAGGCCCTTCCACTTCTCCTCCCCTACCAGCTTTCTTGCTCTTCCCTGACACTCCACGACAAGGTTCTGCAACATATAAAACACATAGTAGGATCCTTCAATCGGATAGACTCTCTCGAAATCCGGGAGAGTCTTCACGATTGAGGAGAGTAACGAGTGATTGTATATAAAGTTGGCAAAACTTTCGTTTTCGCTGGAGACCAGATAACCATAGAGAGCATCCATGGCGCGGTAATACTTTTCCGTCATGGCTCTCTCATCCCTGTCAATCATCCATTCAAATGGAATCTTCTCATCAACATCGAGTTTCAGTTTGGCTCCGCGGTCGTCGTGCGTTACGAGGTTGGTTTTTGAGAGCCTGAGGATGGCAAGTATGGCCACCGGGAGCTGCACGGCGCGGACAAGCGCCTGTTTGCTCTCGTCCCAAGACTCATAGGCCTCCTCGGCCTCAGTCACCACAGCCTCACCCACTGACTGCGCGACCATACGCGCAGCATCGTCAATCTCCGGACTGATGACGCTATATGCGCTTTCTGCGTGGAAGATGCCTGTAATCTGTTGGAGCTCTTCGCTGCCTTTATTGTTCTTATTGAAAAGCATAGCTATTGGTTTTTCATCCGGTTAGCCGTGGATGTGGCTTCCTCGGTATGTACGATTCTGTGATAGAAGCCGGCACGGATCCCCTTGCCCGGAAAGTTGAACTCGATCGCCTTGTTGATTGGACCGAGCACTGTGCTTTCAGGAATCTCTGTATCGGAACTCAAGAAGAGTTTGTAAGCGTAGAGCAGCTCGGATCCTGAAGCGAGCTTGCCGTTGATGATGAGGTTACTCAAAGCCGGGTGCAAACCCATTCCTGAAGTGATTGCGGAACTTGCAGCCTCGGAAATCTTTAACTGCGAGTCCACGAAATCCTTTATCTTCTGGTCAATTGGGTCAATCTGCCAGCTGACGGTCTTCCCCATGTCGTCGATGAAGTCTACAGTGTGGAAGAACTTCCCGGCATTCTCCTTACCTGCTAGCACCTCGGTAAGATTGTCGAGGAGTTGCTTTGTTATGTCGGAAATTTTTTTCTCGATTTCAGCTTCAGGGCATTCCGGATTGATTTGGCGGAGCATCTGTCGCTTGTTGTCCCAGTACGCCTGAGGAGAGTGGATATGATATGCCAGATTCAGGCCGTTGTCTGTCACATACTTGAAGATCGTAGGAATTTCGGAGCCGCGGATGAGCCAGCGGAGAGCGCCCCAGTACTGTGGAATGCTGTAGAAGGTGCGTCCGAAAGAATAGCTGTTGTTGTACGCGGCGGACACCGAATGCTTCGCGGGATTCTTCTCGTCAAACAACGGATAGCGGCGGGTACCACCAATGCACTGGTGCTCAAAGTCACCGGTGATGATGTACTTCACGTCCTCTGCCTTGCCACTTGACGGCCATTCGAGTCTGGCGTGAGTTGCTGGGATGTGTTTGAGTTTCGCGATGCGCGCCGGACGGCCGATACGGTACCCGCGCTCAAGATGATAAGAATTGAAGAAGCCGCGAAGATACAGGTAGTCGGTCAGGGCTGATTTCGCGAACTTCACGGCATCCCAGCTCTTCAGCCAGGCTTCTATCTCCAGGTCATTCACCCACTCCTTGACTATTTCCCCGTTCTGGAACCTGAGCTTGTAGAGAAAGAGGCCCTGACCGAAGATGAGTCCGTGCTGGCGGTCCAAAACTCCGGGCGCAAGGTTATTGCCGCCGATGATCTCGCGTATGTGTCCGGGCAGCAGGTTGTCAGGGCCGAACGGAGCCACCTGCTCCCCGGCGACAGATGCCGGCATGCTCTCCCAGCTGTCGGATGACAAGCGCCAGAAGAGCGGTGAGAAATCGTCCCCGACACGGTTCGAGATGGTATACACGCGCCCATCTTCAACGGTAGCCGCGTAGCTGTGTTCGCTAATCTGTTTTATATCTTTCATACTTCAATTTTTTCATTGTTGAAGGTCATCAGCAGAGGATGCCAGAAGCGACGCGTCTCCATTGTGTCGAGGTTCAGGTAGCGCTCCATCATTTCGGCATTCCTGTTATACTTTTCGTTCTCTCGTTTCAGCAGTCTGGCATTCGGTACCAGCACAACCCCTTCCGTGGTGTTTTTGGAGGAGTTGTACGACATGAAAGAGAAACTGAAAGAGCCTCCTTCTCTGGAGATGCGCCGCATCTCATTGATTGCATCATAGAGCTTCACGATGCGAAATTAGCAATAAGCCTGCAAGAAAAAAGGACAAACTATGCTTCATCGGAAAGAGCCGTCAATCAGTTCAAAAAGCCCGGAAAAACACAGGAATTGCAAGATATTTTCAGCATATTTCGCTGAATTCCTGCATTTTAAGAGCATAAACCCCAGAACAGACTCTTCTTCTCGCGCTCTCGAGCCCGGGCCGCCCTCTCGAAGCGGTGCACTTTCACCGCTCTCGAAAGGTGATATATGATGACGCTCAGCGACTTATAATCGGGTCGAGGTTCGCGGTGAGAAAAGACTGGCGGTCCTGTGCCAGCTCGCGAAACTCCCGAGACATCGCGAAGTACTTGTACGCATCCGACGGGTTCGTGGAGCGCAACGGCAGCTCCTCAGCCGGCAATCTCTCCGAGCTCTTGTCCTTGTAGACTACCTTGTCCTTGACCTTCACCCTCGCGTTCTGAAGCGAAAGCCTCAGCGGCTTGCATGCGTAATAATCAATCAGCGCAAGAGGGAGACGCGGCACGCTTCCTCCGAGGAACCTGAGCATAAACTTGTATTCGTCCTGCTGATAGATGGTACCCTGCCCCAGGTTCATGAGCTGCACGACCCATCCGGTCTTGCGGCCGGTCTCCGGATCACATTCCAGTGCACGCTTGAGTTCAGAGACCGAATCCTTGCCAACCTTCTTGTACTGGTTGCCGGCTCGGTCGTAAAAGAGATACAGAATGCGACACTTCATCGGCTCGAAGTAGCGAATAAACTTGGAGGCGAGCGCGTTCACGTGTTCCGGTGGGAGGGTATAGATAAACTTGAGCGCCCGCAGCGCTTTGCGTCCCTGGTATGTACCCTCCTGGCCCACGACCATTGAGCACATGTTGCCGAAGTCCACGCCCAGCCTGAGCGGCTTTTCGCGGTCCAGATAACGGAGCACGCGGCAGTCCTCCTCGTCCCTGAGGCCAAGGCGGTCGTACGCATCCTCGTCTATGCCGTCATAGTAGAAGTTGTCCTCACTGAGAGATGAGTAGAAGCGGTCTCCTCCTGACACCGTTGCGCGCATCGAGAGGATGGCGGTGTTCAGGTCCGGCACCTTTCCTTCTATGGCATCGGTGAACCAGTCCGCGGTCAGTATGTCGGCGTTCACGAAACTGGACATCCGCATATAGAAAATCTTCGCGTCCTCCCGGGAGCGGAGCGATATCCAGCGTGCGCGCCACTGGTTAGCCACTTTGAGCTTGGATGCGGCCATCTCCAGATCCGAGCGCTTCCCGGTCTTCATCCATTTGTCCTTAGCGGCTATGTACTCCCGGAGGCACTCGTTGTAGACAAGGCCGGCTTTCATCACAAGCAGTATGGCTTCCACGTTCACGGCACCGGCGTACTTCGACATCCAGTCATATTCCCCGATGTTGGCGGTGTTCGCCACGTCGGAGGTGAAAGTCACGCCGCGATAAAACACACTCCCGGAATACTCCGGGTATCCGCGATTTGCCTTGAGCAGGTTCGAGATCTTCGACTCCTTGAAGTATTTGGCCTCATCTCCGAAGATATGCACGTAGCTTCGCCCTGCGAGGGTGGACGGGCGGTCAAGGCTGCCGAATGTAAGGTTCATTCCTGTATAGAAAATGATGGTGCGCTTGTATGAGATGATCCTGTTGCACGGTCGCCAGAAGTGTTCCTTCAGCCAGTCCGGAAGGTCGGCTGTCTCCGCTTCATTGAACTCCGGAGGTGCTTTCTCCACTACATAATGCACACCCTCGTGGTATCCCTTGCGCTCAAGGCTCTCAAGCACCGTCGGGATGACGTTGTTGGTAAGATTGGTGAAGGTATCGGAAACCCATGCGCAGGGAGCCCCCGGCATGTCCGTCATCACGTCAATCATCCTCTCTGTTATGCAGTCGGTGGTCTTGGAAGATCCGCGCCCTAGTTCGCCGAAGAAGTTCTTTGAAGACACAAGCTTCTGGATCTGCATCGCCTTGTTCATATACAAGACATCAGCCGCCTGCGTTTTGGATGTGTTAACCTGCTTCCTGTGACTCATCCCGTAGAATCTTTTCTATTTCGAAATCAATGATGCCGGCTTCCATGCTCAGCCGGCGCTTCTCGGATTCAGGAGATCCGGACTTATCGATAACTTCCGCAAGCTTGCGCCTGTCCGCTGATTCAAGTCCTATATCCTCAGGCCTGAGGGAGAGTATGACAGGCTTGCGGGCATATACCTCGGAATTAAGCTTCTGAACTTCCTCCTCTTCGAGTCGAAGAAGTTTGGCCTTCATCTTCAGAATTTCGGCTGCCGCCATATAGTCTGTCGTGCTCTTGGCAGCCTGGACTGCTGCCTGATAAAGATTGTCATACATATCGGCGGTCTTCTCCCGGAGCGCTTCCCGAGAGATCTTCCTGTTGCAGTAGAAAAGCTCCACGGCTTCGCTGTAGAGATTCGATGCCTGAGAGTAAGTGTAGTCGAAAGGCTGCGAAGTCAGGAACTTCACCGTCTTGCGCTTGCCGAACTGACGGTCCAGCGAGAAGATGAGATTCAGAAGGTCGATATACCTCTGCTCCTTGTCAGACAGTGTCCCCTTACTGCCGTTTGAGATGTAGTCCTGTATGTTCTGCCAGAGTTTAGGGTCCTCACTCCCGCCGAAGAGGTCGAGCTTGCTGAGTGCGAACGATTTGTCACGCATCATCCTCTGGTATTTGTCAATATCCTCGGAAGAGCCTTTCAGCGCATCTTTAAGAATGCCCAGCTCGACGCGTGCGCGTTGCTCCAGCTCTCCTCTTTTAATTGTGCGGGAAATCACTGAAGCCTGGTTGCAGACTTCGCCCTGCCACCAGGCATAATCTCCGATGCCGAAAAATGCAGCCATATCATCGGTACTCCAGTACAGTGCACCGAAGCCAGCCAGAAGTTCTAGAGTCTCCTTGTTGATTCTCAATCTGCCCCTGTCATCGCAGAACTCGTCCTCGTGTACGGCTGGCAGATTCTTTTTGATGTCATCGTCCATAAGCTTTGTTGTATGAAGAGATCAAACGACGGACCTCGGCGAGCTCCCTTTCCTTGGAGCCCAGCAGCTCCCGGCGCGATTCGTCAAGATCCGGGCGGTCACCTTTCCCCATCCGGCGCTTAAGTCGCCAAATCGCTTGCAGAAGATTCTTCTCGTTCTGGATGAGAGAGAGAACGTCCATTCCGCGGTAATTCTTCAGACGGTCCAGTTCCTGAAAAATCGGGTGTTTTCCGAGGATAGCCTTATGTTCCTTGTAATGTGCAAATTCGGAGAAGATTTTCCGATTTTGACAGTAAAAAAATACGCAGTTTTTTGCGGTTTCCAGACAATCTTCCAGGGAACCAACCGAGAAGAGTTTCTGATGATTTGTAACGTAATTCTTCCATGCCGTAATTTTGTCGGCAGCGAGAATCTTGAGTTCCATCGGGCAATCATCCTCGGAAAGGAATGGCCACTCGTCCCTCATCTTCACGGTCCTCACGGCTGTCGACGCTACCGCTTCCCGGGTGATACCGCTGAGCGTCTTGATGAGAAGACTCCTGTACTTGTCCGGATGGGCCTTGACCATCTCCGCAAGATAAGGGTTCGGCTTATATACCGACAGGAGCCGAAGTCCTTCGTGAACATCGGCTCCTGTCTTCAACCAAAGCTCAAGCTCAGTCATTCTTCGCGAGCTTTTCAAGAAGAGTCACTACCGACGGCCATCCCTGCTCGTTCGCGTAGACGAAGCGCTTTGTGATGAAAGCTTCGATGATGACATTCTCGCAAGGATTTGACCTCAGAACCTTCGTATAGAAGTTTCCGAACTCGTGAGAGACCTCAAGAGCAAGTTCATCCCGTACATCCCTGATATACTTTCTGACGAAGTCATCTGCCGGGATGCTGTCGTTATTTGGGAGAAATATCGCAAGCGCTTCTTTACTGAACATGACCGGAACGCGTCCCCAAAAAGAGGACGTCTTGCCGAATCTATCAACAAAAGGAAGGCTCAGAAGTTCATATCTTGTTCTCCTGACCGGTATGAGATTGGCTGGAACAAGCACGAATTCATTGCTGACTTCGTTGTCTGCGATAATCTCCTCAAGAATCTCTGTCAAGCTCTGGCCATCGTGGATCTTGACGACTATCTTCTCGTTGCAATTCACCTCCCATATATTGCGCATCTGCTCTTCGGTGCCTGCAAAGGCGAGCACCACAACCGTGCGCTCTGTTCGGGTGTCAACGGCAACTGTCTCCGCATCGGAGACGCTGCCAGCAGTTTTAGTGACCTCTGGATTTACGGAGGTCTCCTCTGCTTTCTTTGATTTGCTATCCATAATTATGCGCTGGCTTCAGTTGCGGCATCATCTGCAATAGCAGGCATCGCTCCCTTGTAGGTACCGACAACGAACTTGCCGCCCTGGTTCTGCTTCCACACAAACTTGCGATTTGCACCTTCAGAGGAGTTCGTGTACTCAGCTGCCAGGTAGAGCGGGTTGCACTTGCTTCCGATGAGCCTTACCCTCCCGGCGGCGCTGCCGTCACATTCCTTCACGAGAGCGATGATACCACGGTTCATGTTCGCTTCCGCGTGATTGGCGATTGCCACGCTGTCTCCCGGGTGGGTATACTCAACACCCTGGGTGCAGGTTCTGGCATCAACCTCACCGTTGGATTCCTCGGTGATGGAGATAGAGGAAGGAGTGGCGTAGATGCCTACGGCTTTCGCTTCCTTCTTCAGAGTGATGTCTCCGACAACTTCGGTATTGCCTACCTCTCTGGTTGGCTCGGAGTCGATGTCATTTATGTCGATGAGAATGACTGTCGGATCCTTGATGGTCGCCGCACCTGCTCCGTCGGAGTTCTTAGGCACGGACACGTTTACATACTTTGCCATATTCTTTCAAGTTTTGAAATTAAGCTCCGGTCTCTTCGCCTTCCTCAGCTGCTGAGATAACGGCTGCGCCAGTATCCCAGTCAGCATCGCCGGAAGCAGGACTGTTTCCGATGGTTCCGTCACTTGGGCTATAGTCTGCCGGAACGGCTGCATATACGGCCTCAGCGATGCGGAAGCCTACGGAAAGAGAGTACTCGCCGAGAATGTCGACGTTGTAGTGGTGCTCCTCGACCTTGTTGATGCAGTTGGCGGCAGTCGCATAGTCAACGAGCATCACCATATTGGCTTTAGGGGTGCAGAAGAGGATAGGAGAACCGTACATACACTTCATCGGCTGGAATTCGAAAGTGGTAAACCTGATGTTGCGGCCAATGCTGGTACCAGTATACTTTCCATTCACGACATAGTCCTGAGCCTGATAGTGCTGAAGGAACTGCTCCGAACAGTAGATGAGAGGGGAGTTTACAAAGTACTTGCTGATAGCTTTCACGAAGTTGGCCACGTAATCGATGAGATCCTGACCTTTGAGTGTAAACGGATCCTTTACGTTCTTATAATGGTTGAACTTCTTGACCTCAGCCTTCTTGTCCTCGACAAGGATGGTCTCGATACCGTCCATGCTGTTGATCGCACTTGTGCCGGTTGAGCCTTCGGCGGCATCTGCGGCAGGCGCCACAAACTTACCCTTGCCGAGCATCACGCGGGTGATGTCGTCCTGCACCTTTGGCATAATCATGTTTTCGATGATAAACCTGGTGATAGGTTGCTGAGATGGGGTCTTGCCTTGCTCGTAGAGATAGGTGAGCCAGCTCTTGATGATGTCAGCAGGCTTGAAGCTGACGTTAATCTTGTGGCGGCGGTAAGGGATGGTTACAGGAGTAAACTTCGCTGAACCCTTAGGAGTCCAGACAGGAGTGAAGGCCTGAGACACCTCGGTGAAAAGAGCGGCAGCAGCCTTGTAGTCTGTGTTGCTCTGCTCTCGGGTGAAGAGAGCTGCATCTGGAAGACCGAGATAGATGTTCCTGTTGAAGATATCCAGACGGACACGTGGAGGCATAGAGCCCTTGAACTCCTTATTGAGATCAACTACATCAATGGAACTGTCTTCGAGCTGCCTGAGGTCCATCGGATTCTCGGATGCGAGAGCCTTCGCGATGCTCTTGTAGTGAGTAGCTGCAAGGTTGACGGCATAGCTACCATGAATGATGTTGCTGGCGGCTTTAGCCTTTGGATCGGACTCCGGTTCCCTGGCCAGTTCCTCGATGTCGCTGCGAAGCTGGGCGATGACGTTGTCCTTATCCTTGACAAGCTCCTCTGCCTTGAACCTTACGGCCTCGTCGAAGAGCTCGGTAGAGGCATCCTCTCCCTGTTCGTTGAAGTTAAGCGACTTAAGCTTCGAGAGAAAGGAGTCGCCGTACAAAGCCGCAATCTGGTGCTCCTCATCCTCGGAGAGCTCCACATTGCCTTCTTCAGAAATGGACATCTTATCCTTCCCGAAAATGCGCGCAACAAACTTACTCATCTTGTTGTTCCCGAGCTTGGATCCAAGCTCTTTGGCGGTGATTGTTTTTTTGCTCATATTATTACACTAATTAAAAAAAGGTTATCTGTTTGCTTCTTCACGGATGTAGACGTTCTCGATGCAGTCGTCAAGGTCCATCATCGCATCTGCGAGACCGACTTTGATTGCGTCAGTGGCGGTGAATGTTGCACCGGTCATCACGCCCTCGCTGTCCGCCTTCAGGTTCGGACGACCTGAACGTACGGCTGAATGGAACTCCGCCACAAGCCTGGAGAGTTCCTTCTGCATCTTCTCAGGCTTGCCGTCCAGTGCCTCGCGCACAGCGGCGTTTTTATCTGGGGATTCCTTTGCATAGATGTTCACAATCCTGCGCCCACTCTCGTCAGTGCTCTCGTCAAGAATCTGCGCATAGGCACCGATGCTTCCGACAGTTGAAAGAAGGTTGTCCAAAAAGATGCTCTCGCACTGAGATGCGACCCAGTAAGCGGCGGAGCAGCAGGTATCCATGTGCGCGATAATCGGCTTTCCGGCTTCGCGGATCTTATGTATAGCCTGGACAAGAGGAGCCACGGCGTTGGCGCATCCTCCGCCGGAGTCGATATCCAGAATGAAGCCCACGACCTCATCCTTGGAGAGGAGTTTCATCATTTTCTCCGCGATGGTGGTGGTGCCGTAGCTGGTGCAGGTGTCGTACTTGGTCATCGGACCGTGCAGAGGTACAATCATTACTACTTTCTTAATTTCCTCCTCGTCCTTGTTCGGCATAGGTCCATCCTCATCACAATAGAGCGCCTGCGTGGCTTCGAAGTCAGGAATGTCCACGCGGGCTGCAAGGTTCTTGTCAAGAAAGGATACAACGCTCGGAAGGAAGGCTTCCGCGCCGTCAATCAGCCACAGCCCGCGACGCAGGTCGAGGGCCAGCTGTAAATTGTTCATCATTTTTGGCATTACGATTCATTTTTACAAAATTCGCTAATGCCATGCAAATGGAAAGGACACTAAAACACGGAGCTGCTCCAGGTCGCTGAAACATTGATTCTATCGCCGCGCTCCACCTTCAGGCGCACAGGCAGCTCGTTATTTCCCATCCTGAAGTTCTTCCCGTCATCGGTAGATACAATGAGGTTAAGGTCACCTGCTAGGCTGAAGTCCATGATGCGGATGCAGTCATTGATGGCGGCGCTGAGTTCTGCTGTTACGATGGCTCCGTTTTCGGTGTCCTCAAAGCTTATGTTCAACTCACCTGTGCCGGGAATCATAAGCATATCAAAAAAAGTACCGGTACTGCGGGCGTGCCGATAGGCAATTTTAGTCACCTGATGTCTCATTTGATTTCAGTCCTGTGTAGTCTATGGATTCATTGATATAGTAGGCCTTGCGGAGCAGCTTGCGGCGAATCTCCTTCAGGCTTTTGAGTTCTTTCCTGTACACGCGCTTGTGGAGCGAGTCGTAACTTTCTGCTGCCAGATTGCGTGAGAGGATGAAAGCCTCAATGATGTCCATCTTTCGTATCCCGAGCTGTTCTCCCCTCCGGTAATAACCAGCAAACTCGATATCGAATTCAGCCTGTAGAGCGAGGTTGATTCTGGACATTGATGACTTCGTGAAGAAAACCCACCGACCTTCGATTGCGGAACTGGCGTTGCGGCTGTAAGGGATGGCGATACCGAGCACGTGTTCTCCTTCCGGATTGAAGGCGAACGGGGCTGGTTCCGCCAGCGCAATGATGAGAGAGCCGGTCGGATGAGTGGTGCTAATACGACATGGGCCGTCCTCTGGATCCGGAGGAAAGATGTATTTGAAGTAGTCTGCGAGAAGCGAAGACTTGATTAAAATGCGACTTGTAATCATTGGCACCTTTGTGATTTTGGTGCGCTCTTCGAGTACAAAGATAACATTTTGACGCCAACGATAAAAGAGTTTGTGAAAAAAATTGACGCTTTGACGCCACGGCTGTAAGTATTTATGTTTCAAAATATTGGCTGGGTCAAACTACTTTTTGCCATCATTGACGCGACCAAAGTCCAAAATAGCCGTAACTCATTGATTATTAAGGCGGTCAAAATTTTTAGAAGGATTTTCAGACCGAGGAGAGATTTTTGGGGCGCGTCACGGCATAGTTGAAAAAATTGACGCCGTTAAAGCTCTAATATACAACCTATTACAAAGGCAGGTCAAAAGGTCAATAACTTTTCAACTAATTTTTGTGTCATCAAGAAAATATATATTGACCGGACACGAAAAAGCCCTCGGATTGCTCCGAGGGCTGCCATCATTGTGATGCTACCAAACAATCAGGAAATGACGGCAAGTTTCTGCCGGATGGCGCGGATGCCCTCAGTGATCCGGCGCTGCATCTCCGGACGGGGATTACGCCATCCGCTTGCGTAATGGGTGAGCTGCTGGAGGTTGATGCCCGTGACCTCAGAAAGCGCCTTGCGGGTGATAAAGGCCTCCGAATACTTCAGCTGGGCCCTCGTGGTCAGATGCCATTCTGGCTCCCACTCTCCGGAGAACTCTTCAGGAACTGGGTCCCCGTCTTCCTTCATCCAGTCTATATGCTGCCGGAGAGCATCAAGCATCTCCACCTTGACGGCCTCCAGTGTCTTGCCTGTCGCGATGCAGGCGATGTCCTCATTTTCAGTGCAGGATGCGTAGTTGTGCCCATCCCAGTCAATTTTTATACCTACCATATTTGCCATAAATCTCTCTTTTTTTGCAGGGTGGCTATTTCCACCCTGCCTGTTTGAAAATACTGTTTAACAACTCCTGACTCAAGCTGTCGCTTGGTTTGCCTCTCACGGTGACCTTTCCGGGCTTGTCAGGATGTGTGAACTGCCTGTGGTCTCCTCTCCAGTTCTTGATTCTCCATCCGTCCTGTTCAAGGAGTTTGATGATCTGACTTACTTTGTACCTTTTCATTTCCTGTTTGTTTGGTAATGCAAAGATATATATTTTTATATCATTATCCAAGATTTTCACAAGAAATTTTTCGTAATCATCATTTCACATATACTTCGTTATCTTCAACGAGCCTCATCAGGACTCCGAGTGTGGAAATGCGGACAAACTCTGTACTCCACATTCCTATATATGGCCCGAGGTGGACCTTGTAGAGCACTGGCCTTCCCATCACCAGGTCGGTCTTCCGTGCAAGGCGCATCCCTTCCGGGACCTCATCGTAATACCACACCGGCCACGACTTCCCGCCCATCCACACTCTCAGAAATCCTTTCACCGGTTCGCTCATCAGAACATAGGCTTTTCGTCCTCATCCAGTGGTACTCCAAGTTCCGGCGCCTCCTGAAGGGCGCTTTCCCCCTCATCCCCCAGAGACCGGTTGAACGCTGCCAGAATGACGCCTGTATCAAGATTGTCATCCTTGGTCGTATCGATGTAGAAGTAGTATCGGTCCTGACCCTTCACCTTGCGGCGGATATCGCAGCGCTCGCGCTCGGTTTTCGTCAATAACATGCTCTGAGGATTGAAGACCCAGTCCTTGTATTCACAGAAGAGCTGAAGCTTCCGCTTGAAGGATGTCGGCTTCATATTCTCGGCTATCACCTTCGGGAGAGTGTTCTTGTAATCCTGGAACACGACGCTCGTCTCCTGGAACTGGTTCAGCCGCTCATCGGTGAAGTAATCCTCCGCCCAGTTAAGGAATTCCTGCGTCATTGCCTTGCGGAGATTCCTCATCTCAATAGAGCGCATAGACGGCTGGATTCTTTCCCGGTACTGCTTCCAAACCACAACGCAATTCAGCATAAAGTTGTAGAAGTGGTTCATATCCTCGTCATCATAATCCTGTATGAGAGTCCTTTTGAACTCCATGTCCGGGCTGCGATGGCTGAGGCCTTTGCTCGCATCCTCGGAGTGGTAGTAGTTCGAGAAAGCCGCAAACCAGGTCCTGCGCTTCAGGGAGCCGTCAAATCCGGTGATGGCGTGGTTGGATGAGAAGCTCACCTTCGGGCTTCTGGAATAGTCCAGAGTTACCTTGTCGGCATATTTCGCGTTTATCTCCATCTTTCCGGTGATCCAGTTCATAAAGTAGTGCAGGTCCACCTTGGCATTGAGGTCGTCGATGTAGATGGTATCCGTGTAGCCCGGTTTTACTTGCTGAAGAATGAAGTCCATCTTGTCTGACTTCACTGCACGGCCATCTATATAGACCTGTTTCCGTAATTTTTCTACAGCTCCGAGAAGAATGGATTTGCCGGTACCGCCACGGTGCTCGCCCTCGTCTCCCATCTCCGTCTCCATAGCATAAACGCCGTATGGCTTAGCCATATCCTTGTGTTTGCTGAGCATATAGCCCAGAGCTGCCACCTTAGCCACGAAATTCAAGTCCTGCTCTGCCAGTTGCTCATCCGTCAGGGCATATCCGCGCTCCTCCTCCTGCCAATATACGCGGCCAGTATTATACACGAATTTAAGCCAGTCGAAGTCGGGTTTGAGGATATCCAGCTTCCAGCGCTCGATGTCTTTCACGGCGTCAATTTGCTTTTTCTTATCTATATAACTGGGGGTGCGGGACGTGAGGCGGGACAACTCGGCCACCAATTTGGCATAGGCAGGAGTTCTCGAGACGCTGAAATATGGCTCCTCCGCGCGGAAATCGTGCTGGATAATCTTGTCTTCGTAGGTCATGAACTTGCAGTCGGAGGCCTTGACAGTCTCTATGCCGTCCTTCGTGACGCGTACGATGGCATTCCTGAAAAAGAAGTAGTCGGCATCGGCCGTGAATGCATCGAAGTTCGGAGACACGCGCTTAAGGTTGCTCAGAGAGTCCTTGGACACCTGCGCGCTCCTGAAGAGTTTGTTTATTAGCGCCTGCCGGAAGTAATGCGGGTGCTGCTCCAGATATTCTCTCATCGCGCCCATGCACCGTACCTTGATTTCATCGTCCGGCACTATTTCAACCCTGTTGTTGTTGATGTGGCAGAAGGTGTATGAGCGGCCGGGATCATTGATGGTATAGTAACCTAACGCCTGAAGAAAGGAATACATCTGGATGTTGTTCACATCATAGGTCATGTTCTCCTTCTTGTCTTTCGTCTCAGACCAGAACTTGAGGCCTACAGAGAGTTTGATGGCGTTGTCGAAGATTATATCTATGTCGCCAAGGGCGGGCTTGCGGTAATGCACGAAGAAGTCCTTGGCATCCTTACAGGGCTTGCCGCGACGCGTCCTGAAGGTAGGAAGGTCAGCCGGTAGGTTGATGATCTTGATGTCCAGGAAGTCAAGGGCAATCTTCTGCATCCTCTCCAAACCAGTATTGTCAATATCGTAGAGGATGTAGATGTTCTTCGAAATCTTACGGAGCGTGTTGAACTGCGTAATACTGAGGTCGGCGGTCTCGCTGTTGAGCCAGCAGACATGATGGCCGGCGCGCCTGACATTCAGAGCGTCTGAAGGGCCGGAGCAGATGATGAGCTCTTTCCATGTCAGGTCCTGCTCTTTGCCCTCTTCATCGTCAGGGTCGGCTGGAACCAGGAACGGCTTGTCTTCAGGACTCTCCTTTGCCTTCTCATACATCTTCAGGAAGTCCTTCTCTCCGAGGATGAGGTCCTGAGGCTTCTCACCCACCCATAGGAAGCGGGTCTCTCCGAGTGGCGTGTAAATCTTTCCGAAACTGCCGTAATCGTAGTAGTAGATGGGATAGTCCTCAGTTGCGATGATACGCCAGGAATCACCCTTGGCGTTGCGCTTCGTCGTGAAGGAGACGAGTGGCACAAGGTTGAAAAGGTCGCAGACCTCCTGCGTAATCTTATATCCCAGCAACTCTAGCTCCGATGCCGTGAATTTACCACCTTTGCGCTTTTCCACGGTAATGCAGTCCTGCCCGGGCTTCTTCTCCATCCCAGGCTTCGGAGCGCCCGGAACGGGTCCGGAATGGTCCGCAAGCAGCTCCGGCGCAAACTTCCCGGCAATCCACTCCAGCGCCTGAGGGAACTTTAGGTTGTACTCCCTCATCACGAGACTTACAGCGTTATATGCCTTGGTGTCCTCTCCGCCCTTGTCCTGAAGGAACCATATACCTTCTTTCTGAAAGACGGTGCAGGAAGGCTTGCGGTCATCGTGGCCACGGATGGAGAAGTTCCGCCGCCCGCTGAAGCCCGTGGCGCTCTGTGGATATATATGAAGGATAACGGCCTTTCCGCCCTCGGTTGCGGCAAAGATATCCTCCGGGGTTATCTTGTACTTAGGCATGATTCAGAATTTATTCGGCTAACTTCTCAATATCTCCGACTGTTACACACATCATATAGTGCTTGTCGGCTCGTCCTGTGTCGATGTAGGCACCACGCCCACTCTCGTTCAGGCATAGGAAGGTGGCGTTGCGGCCCTGGTAGAGGACGGCATCCCCATCGAGAAGGGATTTTGCTTCGTTAGGTGTCATAGGCTGGTGATGAATTAAGCGCGTCGATTAAAGAGAGAGAGGAGTTCGTTAACAGTATCGATGACACCCTGATAATAAGAAGCCATTTCCCCTCCGGAAAGAGCCTGTACCGCCTTGAGCCTTAACCTTTCATAATCCAACTCGATCCGAAGAAACGTGACCCTTGCATTGTCTTCCACCCTGTATTCCTTGATTGTAAGCTTTTCAGGGGTATGAGTTTTCGGATCGATTTCCGGATGAATATTATTGAGATTCCTGCTCATAGCGGCGAGTACGGCGGCGGCAATGTCGGTTTCGAAGACGGCGTCAGCATCAATGGGAGTGATGATGGCCTCGTCGTCTGTCCCCGGATTGATAGCAACCCCGACACTCTTTGCGTCAGTTATGGCATTCAGGAGTGTTCGTAAATTCTTCTCAATCATAACTATATGCTTTTAATGTTAACCTTGTAATAACCTGCGTTTCTTCTGGACTTGACTATGCGTATTGATTTATAAAACAGGGCGGCCAGGTCGCGAACCGCCCTGAAGGAAGAGCGCATGTCACTTGCGGCCTGTAAAAGTCGTTCCCGGGCCCGGATCCGAAAAAGCCTGAGCTGCGCAGGCGAAAGCTCATCCGATGCGAACAGAGTGCAAAAGGCCAGGGTGAAAAGGTGCCAGTATGCGAAATTTGCCGTACCGCGGAGGGCCTGCACGGCGTTGACCACGAGAGTGATCGTGATGAATGCAGTGACAATCGTCCAGATTGCCGGCTGCGGGTAATGATTATGTGACATGCGCTCATTGATTTTTAATTGTTATCTCATTCTTCGAACTATTACTGAAGACTTGTCCCCGGAGATAGAGGAGGAGAGATTGAGGCCTTCGAGCCTCAGACGGTAGACGACCGATGCGATTGAACCGTACTTGTAATCTGTCAGGGAGATTGCAATACTGCATCCTGGTTGAAGTTCCTTGATTCTGGAAGCAACTGATTTCTTGGTATTTTCCATTCCTTTTAGTATTTTTGATGTATTAATACATTTATTCATAATGCAAATATAGAAAAGCTTGGTAAACTTTGCAAATGTATTACAAACTTTTTTACGGAAAATATTATGGAAACGCTGAAAAAATTCAGAAAGGCAAACAGTATCACCCAGTCAGAGCTCGGGGATTATCTAGGAATTAAGAAAAGTTTCATCTCTAGCATTGAGAATAGGAGGGCTAAACTACCTGAAGATAAGTTTACAAAACCACTAAACAATGACAGAGGATGGGATATATCGATGCTTAGTCAAGAATCTTCTCCTACGAGCAATTCCGGCGTGTATATTAATAGTATAAATCATTCGCCAATCGACAATCGCCAATATTACTCCGACAGCCCAGATGTGCTCCGCGCCCAGATAGAAATCCTTGATGAGAGAATAAAGGAGAAGGACGCACAGATAAAGGAGAAGGACGCACAGATAAA